CATAATTAATTGTTCCGTATAGCGGATTTAATATGTTACCGTTTCCTGCATCAACTAATTGAATTACGCCGGCGCCTTTATTGTTTGGAATAGCATCATTTGGAATATCTTGTATTTTTGCTAGTACTCTGTCCCCTTTATAATTTACAGCAAAAATTGTACTGGAAATGGTAGCGGGAACAAGGCCGTTTTTAAATTTAATTGTACTGCCCGATGAATATATGTTTAATGTACTATTTAAAATTGGAGATATTCTTCTTTGTAATTTTACAGTCATTAAATTACCAATAACATAATCATTTACACTATCAATATTTTTGGATAATTTTGAAAACACAAAATCTTTATCAAATTTTTGAAGATCGTTACTAAAATAATTTTGTATTTCAGAAATTACTAAATTTTGTATATCAGTTGAGGACAACGATGTTTTTGCTGCCAAATATTTAACATTGACGTTTAAATTAATATAGAAATAATCCGGGGTAATAAATTCCGGCATTATTGACAGTACTTGTTTATGTTGAAGTACTACATTTTTAATATCATTTTTTGTATTTTCAGTTATTTCATATCCTTCATATGGATCTAAAGATATAACAACTTTGCCATACATAGGGGGATCGTTATCTTCGCCGCCCCAAACAGAAACGGATCTAACTAACGGATAATTTTTTTCTATTATTGATTTGTAGTCTGCCCCTGTTACCGCTCTATTAGATGCCGAAGAAAATTTAGGGGCCCTAAATTTAATACTATCAATATCTTCTTTTGCTAAGCCGCCCCGAGAATTTATAGTTGCAACAATGGTACCCGATACACTACCGCCGCCAATTGTTGCCCCGCAAGTAAATTGTTGCGAAATTGTTCCTGCGACGTTTCCGTCAGACCCGTTTGTGATTAAATAACTTACAATTACAAGATTATTTCTTGTTAATTTTTTGCCTAATACTCCATCGCCAAAATAAACCTGATAAAACCCCATTGGATTTTCTTCAACAAAAAATACTTCTGAAGTTCCATCTAAATCTATAGTTCCTTCAGATAAGGTGTATACTGTTTGTGTTGTATCTGAAACAGAGTTTTGGACAACAACTTGAATTGTTGAGGTATCAATATTATCATTGGGAATAACATATTTTTCCGCAGGACCGGCAACATCTACTGAGAATGTATATTGTAAAGGAATACCTTCTGCTATTTCTATATCTGTAAATGTGTAAACACCGCCCACTGGTTGTATTGTTTTTGCTTCTAAATTTACAAATGTTAAATTAGTATCATTTATTAGTGTTGTAAAAGGAGTAAATTTATCTAAAGTTAAAAAGTTTGGATTAGTTGTAAACCCTGTAACATTAAAAGTTATTGTTGCTCTTGCCCCTCTAGCAGATACAGGAGTATATCCTAAATGTTTTGCAATAGATACTGCAGAACTTCTTTTAACTGCTGAATCTAAAAACATATCATTTATAACCATACTTGCTAAATAAGCATTGTAATGCGTGTTATAAGATAGAACATCCATTAAGATTGATAGTCCCGATCCCTCAAAATCAAAGTCGGTAAAATAAGGCGAGCCATCATCGTCGGTATAGTTTTTAAGGAAATCTTTTAGATTTGATTTTATTGTATCAAAATCTAACTCAGTTATTCTTAAATTTGCCATTATCTTACTCTATTAATTGTTGTTGTGACTGTTACTGGCAAGGCTACATTGTTAAGCGCAAATGTTACTTCTATATCCAAAGCGTTATTATCAGAGTTATCTACCACTTGTACATCTATTAAATTTGCTCTGGGTTCAAATTTTTCTATAACATTTCTCACTGATCGTTCAATTGCAGCAACTGTAGATGGCACCATATTCTCGAACATTAAAGACGACACTTGGCATCCAATTTCTGGATGGAAAGGTCTCTCGTAGTTTTTTGTTAGAATTAGATTTTGTATAGACGTCTTTACAGCATCCACGTTTTTTCTAGTAAGAATATCTTTAGAATATGGATGCGGAGCGAACATCAGATTTAGATCTGTGTATCGTCGTACGTTTCTATATGTAGTAGCCATTTTTAATATTTATTATATTTTTATTGCTAGATGAGGGGAATAATAAATAACATCTTTATTTATTACAACAATTTTACGAAAGCATTACGTTGTCCTGGGGACTTTGTACTGTGATTGGCCAATGTACCGATTGGCATTGCAGATTTTGAACCATCTGATGCCGCCGCAACATGGATCCATGCAATTGTGCCGGATGGTCTAGATGCATATTCCAATAATACTTGTTTGTAGGGCGTATTATTCTTAATCCATTCTGCAACTTTATAGTATTCTGAATAAGATTGATTTTTAAATTGCAAATCTACCGCCTGGCCGACATTGTGATCAGAAGAAGATTTACCTGCTCTAAATCCGCTAGTTATAACCATATCAGGATATTGGTCTTTAATTTTATCGAGCACATTAACGGACAAATACTTTAAATTCCCAACTATTTCTGCACTTGTTAGACCATTCTGTGGCTGTACGGCATTTGATGTTGCTGCAGGTTTAGTTGTCACATCTCCTAGATATATGTGTTTCGATAGTTTTAATGTAGATGGGAAACTTGAATAATTATCAAATTCTGATTTATCTACCGGAGTGCTCGGAACCGAAGGTCCAGGAGTTGTATTTATTTCTGAGCCTTTTAACGAGTTGATAGATGAATCGACTGTGCCAGATTCTAATCTAATTTTAGCTAATTCTGCGGCTTCTTCCTCTAACCCGTCGCCCAAGAATATATTTTCAGGAGCATTTGGTCTTGTTAAATTTGAGTTTCCGGAAATACTAGAAACTGTTTTTGCTTCAGGCGGATCATATACTGGCAACTTAGTAACTGCAACTGTAAGTGAACCCATTTTTGTTTTAACTGTTGCTGCATCTAATAATAACTGTGTGCCACCTTTAACTGAAGCAGTAGATGCAGATCCGGACTGTATCGCAACATCTTTACTAGCTTTGGCTGCAAAAGATCCACTTTTAGCATTCAACGTAATACTACTACCTTGAATATTTACGGGCCCGTCACTTGCCAATTCTAAACTAGATTTGCCTGATATTTTAATGTCTTTAGCAACAACTTGAACAGTTTTTGCGGATTGTACTAATGTTGATCCATGCCCGGTCACATTCAATGCACCATTTACTTGAATATCAGCATTATTTTGTATGAGTATTTTTGTTGGGCCATCTACTGTTAAATTGTGTGCTCCTTTTACATATACGTATCCGTTTTGATCATATACTTCATAGCTATCACCTATAACCTTTTTAACCATTGTACCATTTACGTCTATTTCAATATATGCACCAGTTTTATGATATATGTGAATTCTTTCTGCATTGGGGCTAGAATCTAATTCAATCACATGCCCTGCTTCAGTCTCAATTACTTGATTGTTGGGGTATTGTGCATTATACGCCGGCTCAGGTTCGCTCCAATTTGCCCCGCCCGATGCAGTTGGTATATCTTTTTTTCTATAGTATTTCTTTGTTTGAAAATACTTATGTGATGTATCTTCTCTTGCTAATTTATTTGTATCGGGCAATCCGGCATAATCAACTTTGGGATATAATTTATTAGGATCTACAAACCCTTGTTGCGAAGCAAAAGTTGGGTCATTCAACGGACCTGCAGGATTTTGTTTTGGATTTGATGGATGAGGTAAAACCGAAGGAACATCATTAGATGGTAATGCGTCTGTTGCGGTAGTTCCACTACCAGTTTTTATAGAATTTCCAGAGCCATCATACACGGGAGTTCCATCTGAAGTTGTAAGTACACTGCCTGACGCAACCTCTGTCGCTGCTAATAATTTTTCAGCAGTTGGATTTTTTTCAGGTTTTCCTGTTAGTGTACCAAACATAACAGGTTGTTGTTTTTCATCTCCATCTAAAAACCAACCAACAACCCAAGTGCCCTCAACCGGACCGGTCGGAGATACACCTACTCCAGATGTGCTTGCAGAAGTTATGGGGGTAATTGGAATTGCCCATGGTAAATCATCTTTAGGTAGTATTGACAAATCGTCAGTATGATACCCAAATATTCTAACCTTGCATCTGCCCAACTTTTCCGGATCTTGTCTATCTTCGACAACTCCTATCCACCAATTAAAATTTTGATTTCCGTATAAATTATTCATGTTTTCCTCAAAATTCTCCAGGGCTACTTGCGCGGTCTTTTGACGATGCTGATAGCGAATCTCTTATTACTTCCATTGTCATTATATGTTTTGCAATATTAATTTTATGATGTATTGATGTTATTAAATACCTTCCAGAATATCTAGAATCAACGTGTTCAGATGCCATATCAGTTTCGTCAACCGGAGACATATCTGGAAATTTAATATCCATTATTCTGCCAGCTTCAACATCCGTTCTACCATAGATTGAAACATTAAGTTTTAAAGAATTTAATTCAATTAAATTTGATAACCTATTTCCGTAAATGTCCCCCATTATTTCATTGTAATTTTTTGGGGTGTCGGTGTGCAATCCCGTAGAAGTTGGGTATATTCTTATATGACTGTTTAAATTTCTAATTGCGCTTTTTTCGTTAAACAGTGGTTTCGGATTTTCTTTAGAAAGGTGTTTGTACGAAGGAAATTGGGTAACATGGTCATAATCTGTTATATTACGTTGTTTTTTAATTATATCTAAAGAAACTAATTTACTTGCAAAATATCCATTATCTAAATTATCCAAATGATCCAATCCATTTAATATATCAACCCTTTGTATAAGTGCCATTTTTTCGCTAATATCGTCGGTTGGACCTCGAATATCAAATGCTTGATAATTATATGTGCCGATAGTTTGTCCATTTGTAAATATACTTTCAAGCGTACCAAAGTAAAACGATCTGTTTGATTCCCAAAATAGGAAATTACACGCTTTCCCTGATTTAGGTAGTGCTTTTTTTGTCAACCAGTTAATGCATTGCATAGGAGTCCATCCTGGACTTACAAATTTTAATTTATTTGATGATTCAGAAAAAACAACCAATTTAGTTTTTTCATCACTCTGCGTTAATTTTTTGTGCGAATCGTCATGATTCAGGGTTCTGTTTATTTCTAAATTATCTGTAAAAATTTTATTTACTATAGTTTCAACTGACCCCGAAAAAGAATTAAACAACGGACATAGTACATCAATTAGTGCTTCTTGTGAAACAAATCGCAATTTATAAATTTGCGTATTCTGATCTCTCACCAACATACGATCTTCCACTGATGTTATTCTGTATGTTTTACTTAATGAATTATCTAATCCGGGAGTAGTTGCCTGAATAATTAAATATTCGTCGCCTACTATAGAAAATTCTTTTATTAAATTTCTACTGTCTGATATTAAAATATCACCGGACACTACATTGTTAAATATGCTTTCATAGATATTTAATTCAATAAGATAATCTGATAAAGATACTATACCTTTATTGGATACTAAAAACAGTTTCTCTATATTTACTTCGCCTGCTGCTTGCAGAGAAGATTGGGTAGAAGTACTCATTGTTGAATTAAAGACGTAAATGTTGTTTCAATAGCTGCAACGATTGCAGGTTTTAATATGTTAATTCGTCTTCGTTTTTCATTTAGACTATTTTCATGCATAAAATTAGAAACAGGAAATAACGATCCTGTAGGAAAGCTCGCCAATACCAAACTAACGGTGGCAAATCCAGTTGTAGATGCCATCACTAAAGATGTCGGGGCGGAAAACGTTGAACTTGAAGACATTGAACGAAATCCATTAACTATGTAATCTTGCGCATTTACATAGTGATGGATCGCATATACATTGTTATCCCCATACTTTCCTTTGCAATATTCAATTAAATTATTATAGCTCATCGGCCAATCGAATCTAGGATCTACTATATCATTCGCAATAAGAATAAGCCAATGTAGATTAGAATTGCCATACCAATAATCTGCAACTATTTCTGGAGTTTCTCCGTCTTTAATATCATATTGGTCAAAATATGAACTATTATTTTTCAATTCATCTGATAACACGGCTCTTCTTAAAATATCAGGTACGGCCTGTAATGTTTTGCCGTCATCTACTGTATATAATAAAAGAGGAAATTTTTCGAAAAACATTTAATATCCCCTGCTCTTTATAGATTCTTTTGTTATTAATTCAAGCTCGCGGAAACTTAATGTTAAATTAATTTCAGAAGGGGCTCCGTTTGCAAATGTAGAAAGCTGTTCACCGCCATATTCAACTGACATATCGGTTAATGCACAGGTTGCAATTTTATTAAAATACCCATTTTCTTTATTATTGTAATAATATGCAATCTCAAACTCAGAAGGATATAAAAAAAATGCGCCACCAGCTGCAATTTCTGGATGCATATGCTCTTTAAATTTGTCTATAATCTTATATACAGACAAAACCTCATTTTCAGACTTTGGCATAAATTTATATCTAAAATTAAATTTACGATAGTCTATCCCTTCAAAAAATACTTCTCTGAAAGGATTAGTTTTAACCTTTGCTCCTAGCTGTATAATATCTGCAGGATTACCCAATCCAGGCAATATTGACGGCAATTTTGCAAACTGTAATGCAAGAGACGCCATTAGGCCATTATTTCTGCTAGTGTCTAAATTTTCCGATGCTGCAGTATCTGCGCCTAAAAATCCGCCAAGTATGCCCATATCTCTATCTTGATAATTGATTCCATATGAAACAGAAGGGCGTTCCTGCATATGCAGTGTTATAACATCCTTTATTCTTTCAGTTTTATCAGATTCAAGTACTTTTGTATTTTTAAGTGCCTCCGCTGCTACAACTGACACCCCCGCAAATGCAATTGTTTTTGTTGCTGCTGAAGCAAACGCCTTACCCAATTCATATCCAGGCGTGCCAGGAGCAGCTTGCGTTTTTCCAACACTAACCCCGAGTAAAGATGCAGTCGCAGACCCTACGCCCAAAGCGCCCGCCGCAACAGATGCACCAAATACTAAACTTGTTCCGGTACCGCTATTGTTTATATTGTTTCGTATACTTGTGCCACCTGCAGCAGACGGAGTAGCTTTACTGTTAGTATCATATTTAAATTTGGATTTTCCTCGTTGATTTATGAAAAATGTAACATAATGTTGCAAATCTACACTAACACCCAATCCGTCGGGATAGCTGTATGAGCCAATATTATATCCATCGGATCGCAATCTAGCTCCGAACCCCCCAGGGGTGTTATATTCGGCCTGTCTACGATCCGTATAATCTCTAGTATTCGCCATTTGTTTCCTATAAATATTATAGTTATTAATTATTTATATGAGTTATGTACACCAAAACCTATAAAGGCCGGTTTCGAGTCGTGAATGCTGCAAAATATAAGGGGGATATAACGAATATCGTTTATCGTTCATTATGGGAGCTAAAATTCATGAAATGGTGCGATGATAACGCATCCGTTGTTGAATGGGGGTCTGAAACAGTAATAGTCCCATATATTTCACCGGTTGACAATAAAGCACATAGATATTTTGTAGATTTTTATATAAAAGTAAAAACCAACGCAAATAAGATTGAGAAATACTTAATTGAGATTAAACCTGAAAAATTTACAAAACCGCCAGAAATACCAAAAAAGAAAACCAAAAGATTTATCGATGAGGTTTTTCAATATGGTGTTAATGATGCTAAGTGGAAAGCGGCATTTGAGTTCTGCAAAGACCGCAATATGAAATTTGTTATTTTAACAGAAAAAGACCTAGGAATAAAAAAATTAAATGGCAACTAAAAGTCCTTTTGACACAATACGATTAAATGCTGGCGGGCAGGAGAAATCGTATCAATGGTATCGCCAGCAAGTTCTAAATCTAGGTAAGATGGCGTCTTCAACCGGACAGGTGTTACGCGACACCCCTATGGTGTCAACGATAATGCCGGGTGAAATGTATCTGTTTATGTATGACCCAAAATTTAAAAACGAATTGCCATACTATGATAGATTACCGCTAGTATTGCCTTTTAGAAAAGTGCCTGGAGGATTTTATGGGATTAATCTTCACTATCTACCATATCTAATGCGTTTTAGGATTTTAGACATACTAACACAGTATGCAGTAACAACAAATGAAGATACGCGCATTAAACTATCTTGGAAACTGCTCGATTCAACTTCAAGATTACGTCCCGCTAAATTTGCGGTAAAGCATTATTTGAATGACCATGTCAGATCTAGATTTTATAGGATCAACTATCAGGATTGGGTAACTGCATCGCAGTTGCCGGTTGAAAAATTTGTTGGCGCACAGAAAACTGCAGTATGGCAAGATGCTAATAGAAGTCAACAATAAGGAAAATAATGTCTACTTTTAACATAGATAATTTCAGAACAGAGATAAACAGATCAGGTATAGCCAAATCAAATAGATTTGAGTTGCAAATTTTGCCACCGGCATCGTTACAAAGTTTTTCTAATGAAAGCAGATTAGTTAATTTATACTGCGATATAACAAATTTGCCTGGTATGTCAATTGCAACAAAGGGATTAAAATTGTATGGGCCAGCTTATCAGCGCCCCATTTCATCTGAATTCAACGGTGAAGCAATTAATATGACATTCTATTTAGATCAAAAGATGAATGTCAAGGCATTTTTTGACGCTTGGATGTTCAAAACAGTAAATCCAAATTCATTTAATGTCAGTTATGCAGATCAGTATATTTCTCAAATTAAAATAACACAATTAGATGAGCGTGATAGAGAAAAATATTCAGTATATTTAGAAGATGCTTTTCCAAGAGCAATGAGTTTAGTTGATCTTAGCGCATCTGCGGTTAATCAAGCGGGTAGACTAAATATGACATTCGCATATAGACGCTGGTTCTCAGAACACCCTAGTTATAACGGGCAATTCGCAAAAACAAATTTTGATCCTAAATTAACGGATCCTATTATTAGTCCAGTTAACAACAATCTTGTTACCGGTGGAGTTCGAGGTGGCGCTGATCGCGGCACCCGAGGTGGACAATAATATTGAATACTAACCAATTATTTTTAAGGATATATCATGGCACT